GGTTACAATTAAAACAGGTTTTGCTGGTAAGTATTTTAAAAGGAATATGAGAATTCATCAACTAGCCTTAAATGAAGGAGATACTTTATTACAAGGTAGATTTGGTAATTCAATTCGTTTTAGTGGATACATTCATGATAATAAAGATAATGGCATACAACATCCGGCAATTTTAATTCGTAATGTAGAAAATTCAGATAATCAACAAAAAAAAGTATATGATGTAGTAAGTGAAGATATAAATAAAGATGGAACATCAATTCAAATAACATCAGGTAAATATAAAACGTTATATGATTCAACTACAATAAAAGTAAATAAAGAAGCAAATAATACATACCCATCATCTGACCAATTAATAGGTGACCAAGTAGTTGTTAATAGTGGTAGAGTAATTCTTTCATCAAAAACCGCTGAAACTTTTTTGTTTAGTAAAAAAACATTTAGTATCTTTACGGATGATATAGTTACAATTGATAGTGAAAAGGGTTTAAAATTCGTATCTCATAATGGACATATTAACATTAGTGCAAACAAAAATAAAAACATTATTTTAGGAGTTGGCAGCGGCGGTAAAGTTTTTCATGGTAGAGATGGTGCAAATCAACAAGCTATCTTAGGTAATAAATTAGTAGATTTAATAGGACAATTAATTGATGCTATAAATGTAATGCAATTCCAAACGTATATGGGGCCTACTTTTCCGGGTCCTATTGATAAGGCAACTTTAAATACAATTAAAAACCAATTGAAAACTACATTATCTAAAAACAATTATTTAATATAATGTCTTGGGCACAATTTGAAAGAGAAGTAGTAGAAAAAATGAAAGCAAAGGGATTAGAAAATCCGGATGTATTTGCTAAATTTTTTACTAAGAAATATGATGAATGTATTAAACGTGGTAAAGATGTAATTACAAATAATAGTATTTCAAAAGGAAATAAAGAATTTATGGAAATACTACTTGGAAACTGGTTATTTTCTGCAATAGGTATGCCAACAACTAAAGCATATGATTTATATTTTAATGCATTTGGAAATGCGGTAATGGCTTATTGGGCAGGTGCAATATTGAATAAAACACTCACACCACTTTTACCCGCACCTGGTAGTATACAAAATATTGGAGTGGTAGAAAATATGGTTATAAGTGGCGGTACTTGGCCACAAACGGTTATTCCACCTATGAAAAATCCGGAAACATTTATTAAAACATTTGTAACACTTGCTAAAATACATTTAACCACTATATTAGGACAATGTACTACTACATCTATATATCCACCATTAGCAACAACTGGACCTGGTATTATACAATGGGTAGGATATAAAGTTCCGGATAAGGACCCGGCACCTGGCTTTTCAACTATGTTATTTGGTGGTAAATATGTTAGACATATTCCAGATGGTTCACATGGTGCAGAAAGGAAAGTAAAAAAACCTACTTGGAAAAATTATCTTGGATATGATTTAGATGGGCCCGCTGGTACACCTATATATTCTCCATATGAAGGTGTTATTAGTGGATTTGTAGACAAAGGGCCTAAAATTATACGAACAAATGGTGCTAGAGTATATGGTACGAGTTTTACTATTACTACAATGGATGGTAGACAAGTGTTTATGGCACATATGACAAATACTCCTAAATATGTACGTGATAGGTTTTTAATACAAAAAGGACAAATGGTAGGTGAAATTTGTATATTTGAAGATAACCCAACATTTAATCATTTACACATAGCATTTTCAGAACCAACTAAGTTTAGTGATGTATTTTTATTAGATAACAAAGGTACATTTAGATAATTACAAATAATACAAAAATAAATACTTATATAAAGAAAACAACAATTTTTATGGATCAAACACAATTAATTAAAGCATTAGTAAAAGTATTAAGAGAGGATATTAGAAAAACTCTTAAAGAAGAAATACGAAATGCTGTTCACGAAGTGTTAAACGAACAAATTGAAACACCTAAACAAAAAGTGAACGAAGGTTACGAATTTAAATCAAAGGATGATGGTTCTTATGGTACAATCCAATACGGACAAAGACCACAAGCAACAAGACCTATGATTTCTCCGGCTGATTTAGGATATGGAGACAACTTTAAAGAATACTCACAACCTGAGGCACCTATGGGTGGAACTCAATCGGAGTATGGTTCTTATTTACAAGGACAAGAAGAGGGTGGTATTCCATTAGAGCATAAGATGGCAATGGCAGCCAGGAGAAATCCAGAAGCAGCACAATCGGTTATGAAAGCAATGACTAGAGATTATTCTCAATTAGTAAAAAAATTCAATAAGGGGTAACCTAAGTGGCATATCAATTAGAGAAATCGTTTGTAATAGATACACAAGATAAAAGTGTTGGATTATCATTACCTATTGGTGGTGCTAATAATGGATATTTTGCAGTAAACTATACTACAAAAAATCAAATTAAATCAAACTTAAAAAATTTGATACTAACTGAGCCTGGTGAAAGAGTAGGTAATCCTAATTTTGGTACTCCATTAAGAAAATTTATATTTGAACCATATGTAAATGGCATATTTGAAAATAAAATAGAAGAAGCAATAACAAACGCAATAAATACTTATTTACCATATGTTAGTATTTTAGATATAGTATTTGATAATTCAAATGAAAATAAAGATAAACATGTGGTAAGTTTACAATTAAATTATTCAATAAATTTTTCAGCAGTTCCAACTGTTGATACATTAATGGTAACACTATAATATGGCACTACAACCGATAGATAAAAGTTGGTCTTCAAATAAAAAAGACATTAAATATGTAAATAGAGATTTTACATCTTTAAAACAGGCGTTAGTTGAATTTACTAAAACCTATTTCGCTAATACAAATTCTGATTTTACAGATGCTTCTCCTGGTATGATGTTTATGGAACAAGCGGCATATGTAGGTGATGTTCTTTCCTATTATACGGATGCTCAATTAAAAGAATCATTTATTAATGTAGCTAGTAATTATTCAAACATTCTTACACACGCACAAAACTTTGGATATGTTCCTAAGATTAGCAGGCCTGCTACAACTACATTAACAATTTATCAAATTGTGCCGGCTATTGGAACTGCAACTAGAGAACCTGATTATACCTTTTGTGTAAAAATAGCACAAGGTATGGAAGTACGTTCTAAATCAAATACAGATATTGTATTTACTACTACCGATGTTATTGATTTTACAAATGCAAAAGATAGAACTATTTCTGTTTTAACACAGACAGGAGGTACTCCGGAAACATATCTTTTATCAAAAACAGTTCAAGCAATTAGTGCAATAACAAAGACAATAACAATTGATTTGGGTGCATCGTTTAAACCAAACCCAACACTTAATATCACAGATTCTGAATTTATAAAAATAGTATCAGTTAAAGATAGTTCGGATAATACATATTACGAAGTTCCATATTTGGCACAAGAAATGATTTATATAAAAGAAGCGAATGCTTCAATATACGACCAAACATTAGTATCTGGTAGTATTGATACTCCATATAATTTAAAATTAATTAAAACTAATAAAAGATTTATAACCAGAATAACCGATGTAAATAATATTCAATTAAGATTTGGAGCAGCTAGTGAATTTACAGCAGATGAAATGATTGTACCAAATACAAAAAATGTAGGATTGGGATTAAACAATTCAATTAGTAGATTAGAACAATCGTTTGATCCTTCTAATTTCTTAAAAACATCTACATATGGTATTGCACCTACCGGTGAACTTACTATTAAATATTTAGCAGGTGGTGGTATTTCATCTAATGTTCCATCGAATGATTTAAGAACGATTAATTCAATTCAATTTGATGAAGATTTACTATCATTTAGTACAATTACGTTACCAACATATCAAGCAGCCAAAAACTCAATTGCAGTAGATAATTTAATGGCCGCAGTAGGTGGTAGAGGTATTGAAACATTAGATGAAATCAGAGAAAATGCAATTGCTAATTTTGCATCACAAAATAGAGCAGTTACCAAACAAGATTATGAAATTAGAGCATTATCGATGGATGCATCATTTGGTGGTGTTGCGAAAGTGTATGTAGAACAAGATTCTGCAGCTGATATAACACCTACGCAGAATGTATTAAGAGACCCTCAAAGTAGAGCAGAATTTCTTAATATGACAAAATCATTAGTAGGTAAAAGTGATAAGGAAATACAAACGGCAATCGATTCTTTCTTAAAATCAAAACATACATTTAATGCAGATAATAACCCATTTGCTATCAATATGTACACATTGGGATATGATGTTAATGGA